AGGGAAATTGAAAATTGTAATGATATAAATGAATTGAAAAATATCTCCAAGTGTTATGTTAAATTATATTTTGCATTAGAAGAGATGATTCAGAATTTAAATCTAATGCCAACGGAATAAATAACTAAAAAGTGTTTGAATAATGGCAAAACCTGCATCAAGACAAGGATTAATCGATTATTGCTTAAGAAAACTTGGTGCTCCTGTATTGGAAATTAATATTGCAGAAGAGCAACTTGATGATTTAGTTGATGATGCTCTGCAATATTTCCAGGAGAGGCATTTTGATGGTGTTGAAAAAATGTTTCTCAAGTATAAATTAACTCAAGAAGATAAGGATAGAGGTCGTGCTAGAGGTGGAGAAACATCTGCTGGTATAGTTACTACATTCGGGACTTCTGGAATTGGCACATTTGGTTGGGAAGAAAATAGTAATTATATTCCAGTTCCAGAAACTATAATCGGAGTGGAGAGGGTATTTAAACTTGACAATAGAACAATTTCATCAAACCTTTTTAATGTAAATTATCAATTGTTCTTAAACGATATTTACTGGTTTAGTTCAACAGAACTGTTAAACTATTATGTCACAAAAAGATATCTTGAAGATATTGATTGGATAGTCAATCCAGAAAGAAGAATTAGATTTAATAAAAGGCAAGATAGGTTATATTTGGATACAAGTTGGGATACTCTACAAGTAGATGATTATCTACTGATAGAATGTTATAGAATTTTAGACCCAAATGATTACACTAAAGTGTGGAATGATTCATTCCTTAAGTTATATCTCACAGCATTAATTAAGAGGCAGTGGGGACAAAATCTAATTAAATTCCAAGGAGTAAAACTTCCTGGTGGAGTTGAGTTGAATGGAAGACAAATTTATGATGACGCATTGAAGGATCTTCAGGATATCCAAGATCGTATGATGCTAGAATTTGAATTACCTCCTATGGATTTAATCGGATAATATGTTAAATTCATTTTTCCTACAAGGATCCAACTCCGAGCAAGATCTCGTTCAGGATCTAATTAACGAGCAATTAAAAATTTATGGGGTAGATGTTTATTATCTGCCCCGACAAATTTTTTCGGAAGGAAAAGTAATCAGAGATGTAATTTATTCCAAATTCAAAAATGCCTTTCCAATAGAGGCATACGTTATGAATTATGAAGGATTTGATGCAAATAGTGTTTTGATGAGTAAATTTGGAGTTAAAGTTACTGATGAAATGTCTCTGATAATTTCCAAAGAAAGATTTGAACTTTATATATCAGAGTTGATGAAGAATATAGAAAATGTAAAGAGTTCTTTAAGACCAAATGAAGGAGACTTAATTTATGTTCCATTAAGTGATAGTTTAATGGAAATTAAGTATGTCGAAAATAGAAAACCATTCTACCAACTTCAAAAGAACTATGTTTATGAATTGAGGTGTGAAGTTTATGAAATTGAAGACGATGAAATAGATACTGGTCTTAATGACATAGATTTAAAATTGAAGGATCTTGGATATACTTCAGTATTAACTTTATCTGCAATTGGATCTACTGCTACAGCATATACTTCCGTTTTAAATGGAGGAATTCGAAAAATAGATGTTATTGAGGGTGGATATGGATATACTTCATCCCCAACTATCATAATTGAGGAACCAGAAACTGGAATTCAAGCACAAGTAGTTGGAATAGTAACAGAAAAGAGAAGTTTCTTAACAAAGAAAAGTTTAGATAAAATTTATATCACAAATCCTGGATCTGGATATACATCAACTGACTTGCCATCAATATCTTTCTTTGGGGGAAGTGGAACTGGAATAAAAGTAGTACCTACAATATCCGATTATGGTAATATTGGAATAGTTACGATTACTTATCCAGGTTCAGGATATACTTCAGCACCTACAGTTACATTTTCACCTCCACCAGCAGCTGCCTCTGCTACTGCCACAGTAGATACGTTAGTTGAAGATAACTTTTCATATCCAATGAGTTTTGATTCAATAGAAGTCAAATTTGATTCCACCGAAATTACTTTTGATACTGAATTATAAATATTTTTAAAGGTATCCTCAAATAGATGGCAAAGCAAAATATAAACATAGGATCATCTGCAAATGATAGAAGTGGAGATTCTCTTAGATCTGGTGCATCTAAGATTAATCAAAATTTCAATGAGATTTATTCAACTTTTGGGGATGGCAATAGTCTAAACCAAGTATCTATACAAGGAGTTCAGGGAACTAGAGGTTCTCAAGGAATTCAAGGAACAATCGGTCAAGGAGTTCAAGGAATTCAAGGTCCTGCTGGATCTGGTGAAGGTGGAGGTTCTCAAGGAGTTCAGGGAATTCAAGGTCCTGCTGGATCTGGTGGTGGAGGGGGAGGAGGAGAATCATACTGGCAACAAACAGCAGCGGGTATTCATACACTTTCTAATGTTGGTATTGGAACTACAAATCCAACAAGTGCTCTTACAGTTAGTGGGAGTTTAAGTGTTTCTGGCATTTCCACATTAAGTTCAAATGTATCAATAGGTGGAACTGTCTCTGTTAATGGTGGAGTAAAACTTGTAACAAATAATGCGACAATTGTAGGAACATCAGGAACAGTAGGAGAAATTAAGAGAATTGGTGGAGCACCATTCTTCTATGATGGAAGTGCTTGGAGAGAATTTGTTCTTTCTTCAGGTACTCCAGTTTCTGTTCCTGCAGATACTGAATGGGATAGTGTTGTTTTCAGAGCAACTTTTGATGATAATTATACTGATGCAAAGTTTGGAGCAACTCCAGTTTATGTAAGTGCTGGTTCTAGTATTGTAGGTGCTGCAGTTACAATTGGAACTGGTGCTTATAGAAATGATGGTTCTATTGGTGCTGGTATTTCTTATGCTTATAGGTCAGAATATGATTTTACAGGTTCTTGGACTATTGAGTTTTGGATATATGTGGATTCTGGTCCTGTTTATTATAATCCAACATCTCCAGTATCTTTAGTTTCTATGCATTCAACTACTGGTATTGGTACTAGTGGAAATTGGTCTCTTGCTATGTGGAGGGATTTATCTAGTAATACACGAATTAATTGGTTTAACCAAAATGGTGTTGGAGCTGAATTATATATTCAAGCAGGTTCTGTTTGGGACAATTCATTTGTAGATAAATGGAATCATTTTGCACTTGTTAGGCAAGGTAATAATGGATCTCTACATTTTTATATTAATGGTACTGAAACTTCTAGTACTATAGGTAATACTACAATTGATAATGATATACTCAATATAAGTACTAATGGATTAAATGTTGGAGGTGCTACTACTTTTACAGTTGGAAATTTAACTTTTAATTCAAATTCATCTGCTGATGTAATAATTGATGATATGAGAATTTCCTGTGGTGTTGGAACTGCAGGTCAAAGATATACATCTATTGGAATTAGTACTTATGCAACATTCACTCCTCCAACTACTGCACTTCCAACTACTGGAACACTTTCATCTTATGTTCAACCACCAGGAGACAAGTATGGTGAGATTACTTTAGGTGGTTCACCAACCTGGAGAGGAACTTCTGGAGTTACTGTTTCTCAACAATCTAGTGGAAACTATCGTGTAAGTTTTGCAAGTACTTATACTAATAAAAATGATTATTATGTCCTATCTCAAGGTATGGATCAAGGATTTGCTTCTTATGTTGGTATTGCTAGATCTACAACTCACGTAGATTTATCAGTCAATAGACAGAGTAATGATGCTGCAGTTGATACTGGATCCCTTGCAGTTCAGATTAAAAATCATATTTGATGATTGTATTAGTGAGTAATAAATAAAATATAAACACATTAACACTATGAGGACAGTTCCTGGATCAGGTGCCATATTGTCACCAACATTTAATAGTGAATATGGAGTATCCTCAATAGATGTTATTGATGGGGGATCTGGATATGCAACTACAGATCCTCCAAAAATAACAATAAACAATACTCAATCTCCAATAGAAGGGGGAATATTTTATCCAATTATTGAAAGTGGAGAAATAAGTTCTATTGTTATAATTGACCCAGGGGTAGGTTATTATCCAATATCCTCAAGTGTAACTGCCACTGGAATTGCATTTTTAAATTCATCTGGATCAGTTTCGGATATTAAAATTACCAATGCAGGTTACGGTT